GCCTATTGCATAATTATCCTTGATGACGGCAGTACATACATGGAAGTGATGAACATTCATCAGATTAAGACGGCATGGAAGAAAGGCTACGGCTACAAGGAAAACAGCGGTACTCATGCGGAATTTACTGACATGATGGCTAAGAAAACTGTAACTTCCAGGGCCTGCAAGCAGATTGTTCAGCAGTATGGTGATGTGTTTGCCATTGAAGCCTCTGATAAGGCCGAAGAAATTGACGTGGTCGATATGGTTGCTGAAGATGTTGTCCATGATGTTCAGAATTATGCTAATGTACAGGAATTTCCGATGCCAGATGAATCGGTTCCAACTGAACAGGATGATGCGCCTGTAGGAGAGGAAGCTCCAGAGCAGCAGGCGGAAACTGAACCAGAGACAGCAACGGCAGAACAACCACAAAAGCCTGATTGGGCGTAAAGGAATTGGGTCGCTAACATGAAAATAAAAGTAGTTGGCAGTTCCAGTAAAGGCAATGGATATGCTCTTATAGCAGAACATGAAATCCTACTTCTGGAATGTGGCTGCCCATTTAAAGATATCAAAAAAGCCATTGACTGGCAAATTCTAAAGATAAAAGGCTGCTTGCTTACACATGGGCATTCAGACCATTCTAGAAATACTAAAGATTTTCTAAAAGCCGGAATCCCGGTGTATACCAATGAAGAAACAAAACAAGCTGTTGAAGTTATCCCAGGGGCACAGTTTTACAGCGTGGCAGAGTTTAAGTCGGTACAGATAGGTGGCTTTAAATGTATTCCGTTTTATGTACCACACAACGGAACACCGAACTATGGTTACCTCATTGAACATAATGAAATGGGAAGATTGCTATTTGCAACAGATTATGAATATATACCATACAACTTTAAAAAGCAACAGATCCAGCATTTCCTGATTGAAGCAAATTACCAGGAGCAGTTCATTGACCGAGATATACCGAACTATGAGCACAAGCTCATGGGACACGCTTCTCTTGAGACGTGTATGGGAGCCGTTAAAGCGAACCAGTCATCGAACATTAGGAGCGTCATAATGTGCCATCTGGGAGCCGGTTCGAGTGCTGGTAAGTATTTTATCAATGAAATGCAGAAAGTGACGGGTAGGAACGTTAATGTGGAGTGCGCGGTACCTGGGCTTGTTGTTGAGATGAATAAAGATCCGTTTTGATGAAAGGAGCTTCATGAAAGACGTAGCGAGAGTAATTGTTACATACGATTGTCCCCGGAACTGCCCGAATTGCTGTAATGAGCATATAGGCAATATACCGGTAGTTAAATTTGAGGATTTGTTGAAATATAAGGAGCTGGTAATTACCGGCGGCGAACCTATGGAAATCGCTCCGAGAGTGCTGGAGATGATTCACCGACTTAGGACAAGTGGATATAAGGGTAAAATCTGGCTTTATACTTCCCGTATTAAAACAGCAAGATGGGCAGATAGAGCAGTCTTACAAGAGGTGGACGGCATTACCTATACCCTACACCATAAACCATCAAAGAATGATTTGAGTGATGCCAGGAAATTGAACAAGTTTCTTCTTGAGAACCGGAAGCATGACCGTTCTGACCGTCTATTGATTGACAGCCGGTGCTATACCGAGGAAGTGCTAAGCATTATCGGTTTATATGATACCGGCACAAAGCATTGGTCAAGCATTAAATCTTTGGTATGGAAAGATGATGAATGTCCTCTTCCTGATAATGAAGAGCTGGTCTATTACGATCTAGAAAGGGAGTAGAAAATGGATACTTTTGAGCAAAAAATAATCAGTGTTCTCAATGAAAAGCTTAATGATGGAACAGTTGAGAAAATCATTGAGGAGAAGTTAAAAAAAGGCATTTCAGAAGCGCTTGACGGTTTGTTTGGCTATCGCGGGGAAGCTAAAGAGGTCATTGAATCAAAGGTAAAAGAAGTAATGGTGCCAGTATTAGAAAGGCATGATTTTAACCAATATGTTATAAAACTGGATTCCTGTCTTACTGAAATTGTCAACAGCACAAACCTGATAGATAACAAGAAGATGTTGGAAAATTTCCAGACCATCATGAAGGAACCGGGATATGAAGAAATCAAACTTTCAGAAATCTTTGAACGGTACTGTAAGCATGTATCAGAGAATGTGGATACAGATAATCTAGAGACTTACTGCGATGACGGAGATCCATGTTATCAGAATGTAATGGCAAACATGGAAGTGGAACATGAGGATAAAGGGTGGTTTAAATCCAGTTTTGATGATTGCTTTGTGAAATTCACATGCGATGAAGATGAAGATTTAAATTGCCAAATCAAACTTTATAAAGATAGTGATGAGGATAAATGGGACATTTTGAAGTGTTCTGATTCCATTGAAATTAATTCATTAAAAAATGTCAGTGATTTTGAAATATTCCTTTCTGTTTTAAAAAGAGGATTTGTAAAAATTATTCTGGATACAGAAAGTGATTGTGCAGATGATATTGAACCGGAAAAAAAGCCGGAATTCACATTGGATTAATTAAATATCCTTTTTAGCAAAGGAGTTGATTACTACGATTTGCAGTGAGACTAAAAGCATTCCCAAGTTCAACAGAGATGAAAATGATATTGAAATGCTTCGTCGCCTTGGGTCGCGAGACAGAAGAGAATGCTTAATAAAAAACAACATAAGACTGGCTATATCAGTAGCGCAGAAGTTTAGCTACGAAGAGGATTATGAATCATTGGCCATGATTGGTTTGATTAAGGCATCAGATACCTTTGACTTAGATAAGGGTATAAATTTCGCTACATATGCCACGAGAGTAATTCAGAATGAGATACTTATGTACATTCGAAATTGCAAAAGACACAACATTCAGGCAATATCGTTTGAAACAGTTATTGTAGGTACTGAGGAGACTTTAACTGTTAAAGAATTGTTGAGCTATGAAGATGATCAGTTAATCAGATTAGAACAGGCCGAACAGACAAAAGAACTTCATAAAGTAATATGTTCTCTTCCGGATAGAGAATGTAAAATAATCTGCCAACTTTATGGGATTGGTGAAGAATCCCACACTCAAAAAGAAGTTGCTGAACAGCTTGGAATTTCTCAATCCTATGTCAGCCGATTGGAAAAAAGCATACTTAAAAAGATGAAAATTAAATTGAAAAATTACAGATAGATAGGACCGAAATGTCTTTAAACTATAAGACGTTTTTAACCCGGGTTGAAATATATGTAACTTGTTAATTAGTGCCTATGGAGGGAAATATCATGGCTAAAGTAAGTTTGGAAGAATTAGCAGATGGAGGACTACAGGAGCTATATGCAGTAGCGCTGGAAAAAGTGTTGCAGAATATGCAGGACCCCAATACTCCCTATAAAAACAAAAGAGCTGTCACCATTAAACTGACATTTGAACAGAATGAAGACAGAGACGATACCCAAGTAAATATTTCTGTTGAGACAAAGCTGGCTCCTGTTAAACCTATCATTACGAGAATGGCAATTGGTAAGGATTTAAAGACCGGTAAGGTTTTCGCCCAAGAGTACGGCGGGCAGCTCCGAGGTCAGATGTCTCTGGAAGATTACCAAACACCGCAGGGAGATTTGAAAGTTGATGGAAAGACTGTTGATCCGGAAACCGGAGAAATCAAAGAAGAACCAGATGGCAAAGTAGTTGATTTGAGAGCGGCCAAGCAGGCTTAAGGAGGATATGAATTATGGATATGACAAGAGACGCATTACAGTATGTGGTTGGATTAAAAGAAGCAAATCTCCTGGATGTTAACGGAGATACATATACCGATAAGGAGATTTATCGTGTTGACAATAATCTTCGTGCGGCTGCCATTGAGATGAATACTCTTACCAGTTTGGTAGACTATGCCAAGTCATTTACTGTTGAGATGTCAGATCAGATGTTGGTGCAGGTGGTGTCCCCTACTGAAGTCAAATTGATTTCCTGCCTTGATTCAGATCGGAAACGTGAATGTCTTGTAAATGTAGAAGCTATGATTCCTGAATTCAGCTATGGAAGATATATGGACCATGAAAGTTTCATCATTGCTTTACAGTCAAAATTCATTGACAACAAAGATCGAGAGTTGCTTTTAAAGTTCGCTGGTACTGTAAAAGATGAATCTATTGCTCAATACGGGGACGATGGAGTTACTCAAAAAGCTACAATAAAAACAGGAATAACTTCTGTCGGAGAAGCAATTGTTCCGAATCCGGTTAACCTAAAACCGTTCCGTACCTTCGTTGAGGTGGATCAGCCCGAGAGCGCCTTTATATTCCGTATGCGTCAAAATAACGGCGTAGAGTGTGCCATCTTCGAAGCTGATGGAGGTGCATGGAAGAATGAAGCCATGAGAAACATCAAAAAATATCTTGGATTTGCCCTGGATGAATTACCGCAGTTTACAGTGATTTCGTAATAATTTATGTGCCGCCTGCCTTCGTGGCGGGCGGTGGAAAGGAACACATGGATATAAATGTTAAGTGCCCTTGCTGTGGGAAAGAAGATAATTTACATCTAACACCTGAACAGGCAGCGAGATATGAATTATTCAAACTGGGAGTAGGGCATATTCAGGACTTGCTACCGGATTTATCGAGTGCTGAAAGAGAATTATTATTGACGGGTATTTGCCAGGAATGTTGGAAGAAAATGGAGGAAGACGATGAATAAAGTGATACTTATGGGCCGTTTAGTTCGTGATCCGGAAGTAAGATATTCTCAGGGTGAGCGTAGCATGGCAATTGCCAGATATACCCTTGCAGTAGACCGTAGAAAACGTAAAGTGCAGGATAATGAGCAGACTGCAGACTTCATCAATTGCATTGCGTTTGACAAGGCCGGGGAATTCGCTGAAAAGTATTTCCGCCAGGGAATGAGAGTATTGGTTTCTGGAAGGATCCAGACTGGAAGTTATACGAATAAAGAAGGCGTTAAGGTTTATACAACAGATATTGTTTTAGAGGATCAGGAATTTGCTGATAGCAAGAATGCTTCTGCAGATGGAAATCAGGCAACTTCAAGGCCGGCTCCTTCCAGTGCAATTGGTGACGGATTCATGAATATTCCCGATGGAGTAGAAGACGAAGGCTTACCCTTTAACTGATGGAGGTGCCGCATGTGAAAAAGAAAAAAGAACCGAAACCTTCTGAAGTTATTAAAGGTTTTCTTGATTATCTAGCTTACTGCCAGAAAGAGTATCAAACAGCCTGTACGGAAATGTTTGCAGAGGATAAAAAGCATCAGGATTTTGTCCACGCCATTGAGTTTGAAAACAACTCAAAAGAACGGAGCAAGATAGCCACTCAATTCAATACCAGTCGGAACAGACGAAGAGCAGCAAAGGATAGATCTCTTGAATTTGAGAGAGTATCGAAGTTCTATACTGACAAGGCCAATAAACCTTTCATTGATAAATTGCGCAGCATGGTTAAGGAGCAAAAGAAAGAAGAGGAATGGCTAGTAAGTGAACGAATCTATAATCCTCGAGGAGGTGAATCTGTTTGATAATCCTTGAAGATACAAGGCAACAGGAGAAAAAGCACGAATCAAAGCATGAGTACTTCCGGAGTGTTGGAATACATTATAATCGTACAGCTTTATATTGTGGTGATTATACTCTTCCAGCGAATCAGAGCGTTTGCATAGATACCAAAAAAGATATAGCGGAACTAATTGGAGATATCCAGGTTAAGCAAATGCCTAAGAAAGAAATTGAAAAAAGAGTCTATGAAATTTGTAAACAGGAGCATATTTCTTTTGAACTCGCTGATGAAATTTATCATGCAATATGTGATGATGATGCAAATAGATTTGCCGAAAAAGACATCAATGAGGTTTGTTATATGCATTCTATTCTTGAAAGTGTCATTACCCTTTTTCAAGCACTTTATGTTAAGAGACATGGATTCTTTCATCGAGGACTGAAAAGAGCGCAGAACAGCGCAATACGGCTTTACATATTGATTGAGAATGAGGACAAGGTTACTTGTATAGATGATTTATTTCAATGGCATAATCCTAGGCTTGATATTTTTGTAAACAGTAGTCAAATGATCGGTTTCAGTAGAAATGGTAAGCCCAGGTATAAAAAGGTCAGAAAATATCCATATGCGGCTACTGGGGAATGGTTGGCAAAAGCCTGCTTAACCATGGAGCTAAAATATGGTTGTAAGTTCCTTTTCTGTCAACCAGATGAATCTGGAAAGAAAATTTTAGAATTGCTTGAAGTTTCTCAGATAGATAATTAAAATGACTGGCCGGGCCTCTGGTTCCGGTCAGAGAAGCAAATTTGATAGGCGGTGTTTAGAAATGGAATGTCCCATTATTCCCACAATACAATGTCAGTTAAATTGCCCGTATAGCTGTTGCAAACACAGCGATTTAATGGGGGAAGATGATATTGAAGTTTCCAGATCCGTTGATAGGCAAGCTATTCTTCTAGTCGAGAATAGAAGATATGAAGAATATGATCGCCAATACAGGCAAGTTCACAAAGAAGAAATTTGTCAATATAATCAAAAATATCGTGCTGAGCATAAGGAGTATTTTATTGAATATCAACGACGATATGCTCCGAGTTATAGTGATGCAAAAAGGATTAAAGATAGGCAGTATTACTATACTAATTGTGAAAAAATCCTGTTAAAACAGAGAGATAAATACCATGAAGATCATGATTTGGTTTTAGAAAAAATGCGAAAAAGATATGCTGAAAATAAAGAAGAAATTAATCGTAAACGCAGGGCATATAGGGCCAGGGTGAACGCCAGAAAAATGGTAGAAATGGGGTGTGAAAATGGCTGAAAAAAGAATGTTCTCAATGAAAATTATTGATAGTGATGCGTTTTTAGATATGCCGCTATCAACACAGGCATTATATTTTCATTTATCAATGAGAGCAGATGATGATGGCTTTTTAAATAATGCTAAGAAGATTATGAGAAACATAAGTGCCACGCAAAATGATTATGATTTGCTTTTAATGAAACGCTTTATCATTAAATTTCCGGACGGAATTTGTGTAATAAAGCACTGGCGAATCAATAATTATCTTCGAAAAGATCGCTATACCGAAACTTTATACAGTGAAGAAATGGCGATGCTTGAAGTTAAAGAAAATGGTTCTTATTCATTAATTGAGGAATCTGGTACACCAAATGACAACCCCAATAATACCAATATGTTGCCAAATGGAAACCAAGGTATACCACTCGGTGACGTAGATAAGAATAGAGTAGATGAGGATAGAGGAGAAAAGAATATTATTACAGTATCTAACGATACTGTTCGTTGCACTGACGTGCAACGTATTGTAGATGCTTGGAACTCTTTACCTGGATTAAGCCGTATTACAAAACTTGTTTCCGGCTCTCAACGATATGAATGGTTAAAGGTCCGAATCAGGGATTACGGCATTGATAGTGTTCTAATGGCCATTGAGAATGTTCGGCATAGTCCATTCCTTCTCGGAAAAAGTAAAGGAGGCTGGACAATAACCTTTGACTGGTTTGTAAGACCCAATAATTTTCCCAAAGTACTTGACGGTTATTATCGTAATGGCGATAGTTCAGAAACTGCTCAGCCGGATCCAACAGAAGGTGGTGGTAAGAAATGGCAGTAGCAGGACAAAAGTTATTTGAACCTGTGGAGATCCTTAAAACAATCAATGTCTTAAAGCCAGACGGAGAATTATTTGAGGTTCGTTGTTTGGAAGCTAATGGACGCAGGGTATATAGTGGTTATTTCAAATCACCTGAAAGCCTGATTGATCAACTTTGCAGGCTGAATACTTCGGACAGCAATATTTACATAACACTTGGTTGCGTGAAAGATGAATGTTATTCCCGGGAGCAGCGAGAAAAGTTTGTTCAGAACGCAAAAAACACAACTAATGATAACGATATCATAGGTTATGAATGGCTTTTCGTAGATGTGGATCCTCAGCGGCCAGCTGGCGTTTCCAGTTCTGATGAACAGTTGAATAAAGCCAAGGAACGTGGCAATCAGGTTTATGTATTTATGAAGAACCTTGGATTTAACGAACCAGTGACGGCTCTAAGCGGAAATGGTATCCACTTGCTATATCGGATACAGCTTGCAAACAACGAAGAGAATAAGACACTGGTTAAAAAATGCTTGTCAGCTCTGGACATGTTCTTCAGTGATGGCGAATTGAAAATTGATACCACAAACTTTAATCCCTCCCGGATCTGTAAATTATATGGGACGATGGCCCGGAAAGGCAGTAACACGGAACAAAATCCCCATAGGCTCAGCCACCTGCTAGCAGAGGGGAGCAGGAAGCCGACAGATAGGATTTATCTGGAAAAGTTAGCTGATATGATTCCGGAGAAACAGGAGAAGCCGCAGAAGTACAATAACTACAATCCCAGGGATTTTGACTTGGAAGAGTGGCTACAGCGGTATAACGTCCGGTACCGAAAAGGCAGTTATAGTGATGGGGTTAAGTTCATTCTGGACGAATGCCCATTTGACAGCAACCATAAAGGCAAGGACGCTTGTATCTTTCAGGACCGGTCCGGAGCGATTGGATTTCACTGTTTCCATAATTCCTGTTCTGATAAGACATGGCAAGACGTAAGAAAATTGTTTGAACCAGACGCTTATGAGAAACGGCAGCAGGAGTATGAGCGAAAAATATATTCCAGGTTGCCAGTACAGCAAAGACCAGTTCAGAGTATAGTTCCTGTCCAAGGGAATCCCGTCTTCTTCACTGCGAGGAATATCCTTGACCTACAAGTGCCAGAGGAGCGGTTCGTAAAAAGTGGAATTGCTGATATTGACAAGAAGCTTAGGGGATTGAAGAAAGGATATGTGACTGTAATGTCTGGACTGAGAGCTTCCGGAAAATCCAGTGTCATATCTGAAATGACCTTGGACGCTGTGGAATCTGGAAATAATGTCGGTATCTTTTCTGGGGAACTGGCTCCAAAGAATTTCATGAGGTGGATGGACCTGCAGGCAGCCGGCAGGGGATATACAGAGCCTACACAATTTGAGGGATATTACAATGTTTCCCGGAAGCATAAAGAACACATCGCAGAATGGTTGGGACAGCATTTCTTCCTGTACAACAACGATTACGGCAATGATTACCGGGCAGTGGCAGAACAGTTTGAAAAGGCTATTGAGGAAAAGAAACTGGATCTACTGATTCTGGATAACCTAATGGCGTTCAATATTCTTTGTCTATCAGACAACAAATTTGAAGCGCAGACAGCCTTTATTTTAGATATGCAGAGGATTGCCAAGAAGCATAATGTTCATGTGCTATTCGTAGCACACCCAAGAAAGGCAATGGGGTTTCTCCGGTTGGACGATATATCCGGAACTGCGGATCTAGGCAATGCTGTTGACAATGCTTTAATAGTCCACCGGGTCAACAATGACTTTAAACGGCTTAGTAAGTTGATGTTTGACTGGAAAGATGATAACCCAATCTATAAGTCAACAAATGTAATAGAGATTGACAAGGATCGTGACGGCGGCACCCAGGATTATTTCGTACCGCTGTATTATGAACAGGAAACTAAGCGGCTTAAGAATTCGCCGGCTGAAAATAAAATCTATGGCTGGAATAAATCAGATGATGGATTCCTGAATGTGGAGCAGGGCGAGATACCCTTTGATTGAGAGGAGGATAGGTAATGAGCGTAAAGCAGATTTTATTTAATACAGATATGGTCCAGGCGATATTGGACGGACGTAAGACAGTGACAAGGCGAGCGGTTAAGCCACAGCCGGTCTGCTATGGTCCGAATCTTACATTCAAACAGCATAATGCAGATTTCTTTCTTTCAGCAGAAAAAGGCTGGCTTAGATGTAGAACGTGTGGGCATGACCCAGAATATTCTTGTGAAAGTGTTGACGTAGCACATCATTGGAAGCCTCCATATCAGCCGGGGGATATACTCTATGTCCGGGAAACATGGCAATGCATAAATCCCTATAGTGATAAAGAATATGTGTATAAAGCGAGCTGTGACGCTGATTTTGCAAAATCAATAGGAAATTGGTGCCCATCAATCCACATGCCAAAGGAAGCAGCCCGAATCTGGTTAGAGGTCACGGACGTGAGGGTGGAACGACTACACAGAATGTCCCATGAAGATATTAGAAATGAGGGAATTCATTATTGCGAATCTCCAGACGGCTTTACATGGAAGGGTGGTGCAGATATGAATTGCTGCTATGTCACACCATCAGGAGCGTTTGAATCTCTGTGGAATGGCACGGTAAGCAAAGATGATATGGACCGCTATGGCTGGGAAGCGAATCCCTGGGTCTGGATAATTGAATTTGAACGGTGTAAAAAGCCAGAGGAGGTATAGGTATGACAGAATATTTAGCGGAAAGAGAGGGAATAAAAACATGAAATTAGACAAAGTAATTCCCATTATTGAGGGCCACGGAGATTTTGATTTAAAGGCTACTAGCGATTTTGCGGAAACGGTTCTGGCGGACAAGAGTTCTAATAATTTGGAGTTGACGCTTGCTCATAATCTTAAACGTGCAGTTAAGCACTTGAACTTTTGGGTGGGAAAATATTCGGAATCAGTGGAAGAAGTTTCACTTGAAGATGATGGAGCCTTTGGCAAATGCCCGGCTTGCGGATATGAATTTAATTCGGAGCGTCTGAGTGAGTACGATTTGAAATTCTGCCTGAATTGCGGGAAGAAGATCGGAAACTGCTAAACCAGGAGGAACGCGTTATGGATCAGTATGAAGCAGCAAAAATCCCTTTTATAAGATTTTTATATGCAGATGGTAACGGAGCCAGAAAGATTTATGATACAGCTTGGCCCGCCCGATTTATTGCGGATTTTACAGATGTTGAGGTAACGGAAATAGGCGGCTTCTTTGTAATGGGCTTCCCTCAATCAGTAAAGACACTGGAAGATGCATTTAAAATTTGTAGAGGGTAACCTTCCGGCCTGACTGGCGGGGCCGGGGCCGGAGGAAGAAGGAAAGGTAGGGGAATAAAGTGAATCCTATTGATTGGATTAAGAATGGCTCAGACTGTGAAAAGTGCAAGTGGTGCTGGGAAGAATGCAGCCATACAGACTGTGGAACCGAATGGGATTGTGGTTGCTACATAAAAGGATCTGATTATGACGAAAAGCCATGCAGATTAATTAATCCGTTAAAGTTTATTCTTGGCTGGCTTAGAAAGAAAAAGAATTCCTACTATTTCTGCCATGAATATGATGATTTTGGAGAATGGTTCGAAAAGGATAAGGAAAAATTAAACGCAATGAAAAAAGCTTTAAGAGATACTTTTGAGGGGCGAGTGATTTGCGTTAAGCGTACCGATAATTCATTTCTGGAATGCAATACAGAAGGAATATTAGATGATGCAGCATGGCAGATAAGAGATAAATATGATTCTGTGGCCTACCCGGTTGAATATAAAAGGTTGAGCCAGGAGTGGAAGGAACTTCTTTCAAAGACCTGGAAAAGATTTACCAGTATTTTCAAACCGTATCTTTGTAAGTAAAATTGAACTGATATTTACATCATTTTAAAATAAAGAAAGGGGACCGGTGCGGCGCGCGCAAAGGGATCCCGGCACCTTTCGAAAAGATGGATTATTTAGAGTTTTTAAAGTCCAAGATTGAGATTGCTAAGGATACTGGATTTACAGTAGACCGGAACAGTATCAACAAGGCATTGAAATTTCATCAGGGTGACGCAGTTGCATGGGCTCTGAAAGGCGGTTGTCGAGCATTATTTGAGAGCTTTGGCCTTGGAAAGACGGTACAAGAAATAGAATTCTGTTATCAGGTTATAAGAAAATTTGGAGGCAAAGCCCTTATTGTTTGTCCCTTGGGAGTGAAACAGGAGTTTATAAGGGACGCGGAATGCATTCTTGGCTATAAAAAGCCTGTATATGTCAGAAACATGAAAGAAGTTGAGGCTGCGGAATCCGATATTCTCATTACCAACTACGAACGTGTTCGTGATGGAGACATAGAACCGAGCTACTTTATGGTAACATCTCTTGATGAGGCCAGTGTTCTTAGGAGTTTTGGTAGTAAGACTTATCAAACCTTTCTGGACAAGTTCAAAGAGGTTCCGTATAAACTGGTGGCCACAGCAACGCCAAGCCCGAATAAATATAAAGAGCTGATTCACTATGCCGGATATCTTGGGGTAATGGATACGGGGCAGGCGCTGACAAGGTTCTTTCAGCGAGATTCTACAAAGGCTAACAATTTAACTCTGTACCCGAATATGGAAGATGAGTTCTGGTTATGGGTAAGCAGCTGGGCGCTATTTATTACTAAACCTTCAGATGTAAATCCAGATTATTCAGATGATGGATATATTCTTCCACCTTTAGATGTAAGGTGGCATGAGCTTCCTGTAAACTACGGAGACACAGCAGATAGAGATGGCCAGTTTCAGTTATTTAACGAGGCGGCGGCCGGTCTGAAAGAAGCAGCACAGGTAAAGCGTGAGAGTATTGATGTGAGAACAGAGAAGATGAAAGAGATTCTTGAATCTGATCCGGAGGCCCATTTTATACTATGGCATGATTTGGAAGCGGAGAGACTGGCAATTAAGAAAGTAGTACCTGGAGTTGTTGATATTTATGGTTCTCAGGATTATGAAATCCGGGAACAAAGGGTTATAGACTTTTCAGAGGGCCGTTGCCAGTATTTCGCAACAAAAAAAGAGTTATCAGGATCTGGTTGCAATTTCCAGAAGCATTGTCACAGAGAAATATTTCTGGGGATCGATTATGAATTTAATGACTTTATCCAGGCTATTCACAGATGTTTCCGTTTCCTTCAGGATAAGTCGGTCATTATTGATATTATCTACATGGAAAATGAGAGAGAAATCAAAGATGTGCTGCTGGAAAAGTGGAAGAATCATAATCACATGGTTGAAAAAATGATTGAGATCGTGAGAAAGTATGGATTGTCGGCAGCTGGGAAAGAAAAGCGTTTAGAGCGGAAGATGGGAGTTGAGACGGTGAAAGTAAAAGGGAAGAAGTATACGGCAGTTTACGATGATTGCGTAGAAGAGACAAGACGTATGGAAAGTAACAGTGTTGGCCTGATTCATACATCAATACCTTTTGGAAACCACTATGAATATTCTGCAAACTATAATGATTTCGGGCATAATCAGGATACAGAAAGATTCTTTAAGCAGATGGACTTCCTTACACCGGAGCTTCTAAGGATCCTGCAACCAGGGAGGGTAGCTGCTATTCATGTTAAGGATCGTGTGCTTTTTGGAAATGCCACAGGTACAGGGATGCCAACGGTAGAGCCTTTTCATTCAGACTGTATCAACCATTATATTAAACATGGATTCCAGTATTTTGGCATGATTACGATTGTTACTGATGTAGTAAGAGAGAATAATCAGACTTACCGGCTGGGCTGGACAGAGCAATGCAAGGACGGAAGCAAAATGGGAGTGGGATGTCCTGAATATGTTTTGCTCTTTAGAAAACTTCCTACTGACAGATCAACAGCTTATGCAGATGTCCCAGTGAATAAAACCAAAGAAGAATATACCCGAGCTCAATGGCAGATAGACGCTCACGGGTTTTGGAGAACATCAGGAGACCGCCTTATTAGAAAAGAGGAATTAGAAAATGTTTCAGTAAAGAATCTTCAGGCAATTTATCGCAAATATAGTAGGGACCATGTTTATGACTATAAAGAGCATGTAGACCTAGCTAAGAAACTAGATACAGAAGATAAGCTTCCAGCTACATTTATGGTTGTTGCACCGGGAAGTTGGACCTGGGAAGTATGGGACGATATTAACCGCATGCGGACCTTGAATACTAGTCAGAGTCGGAGAAGAGCACAGCTCCATGTATGCCCTTTGCAACTGGATATCGTAGAACGAATTATTAACAGGTATTCCAACGAAGGTGACCTTGTAGCGGATCCGTTTGCAGGGCTTATGACGGTCCCTATGACAGCTGTTAAAATGGGTAGGCTTGGATATGGAATAGAATTGAATCCTGATTATTTCAGAGATGGTGTGGGGTACCTGCAGGCAGCAGAGGATAATATAGATACACCTACATTGTTTGATTTTATGCCTGAAATAATAGCTTAAGGTAAAGTATGAGAAAGGAGATAACTTTGAAGAATTGGGTTAAATGGGTAAGTGTGGCCGTGACCGTATTGGTAGGAATCTATTTTACAGGAAATCCGTTGTGTTTATGGGCATTTTTTATTCCGGTCTTTAGTGATATAGTTTCTTGATCAAGAACGGAGGCATAGATGGCGCACATAAAATTGTATGAAATTTTTGAAGACGGTGTTTCCATTGGTGATTTTACATCAAAGGAGGCTGCAGATCAGCTACAGATCCCCAGGAGCGCAGTAATTAATTGTGCAAATAATGGTTGCATGTATAAGGGACGGTTTAATTTCGAGTTGGTTGACGATTTGTATATTAAGCCATTACTTCCAGTTTGGGAAAAAGTAAGGAGGGAGGTCTTGGGTAGTAGGGTATGAACGAAAATAGAAAATATACAATTTATGCCGTGGATTTTGATGGAACACTTGCAGAAAGTGTCTGGCCGGGAATCGGTGCTCCAAATAAGGCATTGATTAATCATTTAATTAAAAGGCGCAGAGATGGTAATAAAATAATCCTCTGGACATGTCGGTGTGGGGAGCGTCTGGAAGAAGCTGTTTCATGGTGTAATTCTCACGGTTTGAAATTTGACGCTGTAAATGAGAATCTGCCGGAAATGATAGAGCATTTCGGTAATGATTCACGGAAGATATTCGCTGATGTTTACATAGATGATAAGGCAAAAATAAAGGCTCGGTATTGTATTCCTTTCAAGGCGATGTAAACGATGGAAGATAATGAACTTAGAAAGTACTGGTCCGCTTATACGGACGCTTGGAAACTAATGAAAAACCGCCAGATGGTCAAGCCGGAGCATGTGGCGCAGATGATAAAGAATCATGAGGATCCTGTTATGGGCCGGCTGTTCTGTCTGGTGGTCTGGCAGGAAATAAAGAGAGTTAAATCCGGTGGCACTCCTCTTCGAGATAAGCAATATGAGGAATGTTTAACCGGAGCCTGGAAGCTGTTTAAGAAGTACAGCGAACCAAATGATACAGATGAATACTGGGATGACCTTGTAGACATGATTGGAGCCATGTCCAAAGAATATAGCAATTGTAATTTTATAAGCAATCTCCTGGTCCATGTTACGCTGGAAGAACTTGAGCGGATTTGGAGAGCCAGTAAGAAAGTAGGTGAAAAATGAAATTACAGGCCACAGAACATAGTTATTATTGTAGCGAAAGCAATCATTATGTCGGCAATCAGCATGGTGAAAATTTCGGAAGATGTGAATATGATACGTGGGCGGATTTTCAAGAAGAATGGCTTGATTCAGACGGTGTAAGTATTGATATGGACTACAATCTATGTTTTCGTTTTGATATTGATCAGAGGCATAACAAAGAAACAGATGAGCCGATTGACGAATTTGAACTTTGGTTGTTTTTCATCTTGCAAAGACAAGGAATATATCGTCCAGTATGGATAAAGCATATTAGTGAAAATGATATGCCAGAGATAAAAAGATTTTTAAAAATGCAATGGGAATATATACAGAACCAGTGGAAAGAAATAGCTGAAAATTAGGAAAGGAGCCAGCCTCCTGCAGGGGTAAGGGTATACCGGGCTTCTTTTGGAAAATGAGAGATGTAATTATTGATTATTTTTGTGGCGGCGGCGGTGTTAGCTTAGGTGCACAAAAAGCATGGGGAAGAAGCTTTGATTTTGCAATTAATCATAGTCAATCTGCAATAGCAATGCATAAATACAATCACCCATACACACACCACTTCACAGAAGACATTATAGAAGTTAAAATCGGGAAATTTCTTTCTTGGGGGCAAAGAGTAAGTTTTGTTTGGGCAAGTCCTGATTGTACCTCGCATTCTAATGCAAAAGGAAAAACACCAATAAAAAGGGGATTGCGTATTCTTCCCATGGGAGTTTGGAAGCAATGCAAACTAATTCTAAAAGCAACAGGAAAAGTTCCAGAAGTTATCATGATGGAGAACGTTAAGGAAATTCAGAAATGGGGGCCACTAGATAAAGATGGTAAGCCCATTAAGGCCCGTGAAGGTGAGTATTACAATAAGTTTATTCGCCTTATGAAAGCTTTTGGTTATGAATTTGAATGCCGAATTTTAGTGGCTGCCAACTATGGAGCGCATACAACTAGGGAACGCTGGTATGGTCAATTCCGATGTGATGGAAGACCCATTGTCTGGCCTAAAGAGACACATTCCAAAGGTGGAACAAAAGGGTTGAAACCTTGGGAGCCGATTAGCCAGGATATTGATTTTACAGACTTAGGTAGTTCTATATTTACCAGAAAGCGTCCACTGAAAGATAAAACACTAAGCCGTATAGCAACTGGTATTAAAAAGTTTGTAGTTGATGATCCTAACCGTTTTATATTGCCTAACAAAGTAGCGGCATCGTTTTTGATACAATATCATTCCGAAACCGTAAGGGGTGAGGTTCGAGGCCAGGGTTTAAATGAACCAATACAAACCATTGACACATCAAATCGTTATGCACTTATATCTTGTTTTCTATCAAAGTTTTACAAAACAGGTACCGGGCAACCCATTAATGATCCTATACACACAATAACTACTTCTCCTGGACATTTTGCTTTGGTATCGGCCTTTCTGATTAAATATTACGGTCATGGAGTTGGTCAGAGTCTTAATGAGCCAATTGGGACCATTGTTACAAAGGATAGGTTTGGGCTTGTTCTTGTGGTGATAGATGGAGTAACGTATCAGATTATTGATATCTGGTTCCGTATGTTAAAGCCGGAAGAATTAAAACTGGGTCAGGGATTTACTAAAGATTACATCATTGATTTTAGGATGCCGAATGGAAAACCGTACCCGAAAACCCTGCAGGTCGAAAAAATCGGAAACAGCGTTGTTCCTTTGATGGCAGAAAAGCTTTGTTATACGGCTTGCCCGTATCTCAAAGTTGGTGAGCGAATGCCGAACATGAAGATTGATGATAGCCAGGAACAGCTTAGATTTGCTTAACAAAATTAGAATTTTCGTGAGGAAGGTGGTGTGAATTGAAAGTAGGCCTTATTGATGTAGATGGACATAATTACCCCAATCTACCACTTATGAAAATAAGTGCATGGCATAAGTCAAAAGGTGATCGGGTTCAGTGGTACGAACCGTTTGACGGTCTGAGCGAGGAATACGATATAGTCTATAT